AATGTTCAACCTACTAAAAAATTTAGTTTTATGTGGTTTATAATTAATTGTTTATGGATAGTTGGCGGAGGAGTTTATATTATATATTTTATTATGAAAAAGAAAACCTGTCCGATGTGTGGTGACACGAACTTTGAGCATAAACATAGTAAAGAACAGATTGCAGAAGAGGGTGGAATGATTGCTAATGGAATACCAGTTGTAAAGCAAACATTACTTGAAAGACAAAAAGCACATGGTGAAGTCTTGAAACAAAAAAATATAAGAGCAAAAGCAGGACTTAAAAGACAAGCAGAAGATCTTGCAAAAACAAAAGAAGAATTAGAGGTACAAAAAGAAGTAGTCAGAAATAATATGGCAATACAGAGAGAAAAAAATGCTGAAAGAAAACGCAGAAAAGAACAAGCAAAACTTAATAAAAATATGTAGACACTCATAAGGGTGTCTTTTTTAATGCTCAAAATTATGTATTACAACGAGGTCTTTGTATGAATAGACCTAAAAGAACATTCGAAAATAAACGTACTTTATGGATTGAAAGATACATGAAGGACAAAAGGAGTTTTATTAATTATGGCAATTGAAAATTTCGCAGAGGTTTCTGCATATTTAGAAGCAAACAAAGACAGTGAGGACGTTAAGAATTATGTTGGAGGTTTTGTAACATCTGATAGAGTGAATAGTTTTCTCGAAAGTGATGACGGAAAAAAATTACTACAACCCAAATTAGATTCGTATCATGGCAAAAGTCTTAAAACTTGGCAGGACAATAACCTTAATAATTTAGTGTCTGCAAAAGTTAAAGAACTCCATCCAGATATTGACCCAAAAGATACTCAATTAGCACAATTACAAGCTCAATTTGATGATATGAAAAACGCTACTGCAAAAGAAAAACTCACAAATAAAACTCTTAAACAGTTTAGCGAATTAAAATTGCCGAATGAACTAGTTGATTTTGTGGTTTCTGCCGATGAAGAATCTACAGCTAAAAACATAAAAATGTTGACTAAATTATTTGCAACTCATGATGAAGCAATCAGAACAGAATTTGCGAAAGGAACATCTTATACACCACCAAATAACAAAGGAAATGTTGGCGGAGATGAAAAATTAAGAGACAGAATTAGAAATAGTATGAAATAAATTAAATAAATATATTAAAAGTTGTGTTTAAGGCTACACAGTAAAGAAGCACTTTAAAATGAAAGAGGTAATACTATAATGGCAATTAATACTTTAGCATATGCCCAAATATTTATGCAAGAACTAGATAGACAAGTAATAGCAGGAGCAACATCTGGTTGGATGGAAGGAAATGCAGGTCAAGTTGTATATACAGGAGGTAACACGATCAAGGTGCCAATGATATCAATGGATGGAATGGGAAATTACAATAGAGCGACTGGTTATGTTGCAGGTCAATCCACTTTAGCTTACCAAACACTTACTCTAGGACAAGATAGAGGTAGAGCGTTTAGTATTGATGAAAACGATATCGACGAAACTAATTTTGTCGAAAATGCTTCTAACTTAATGGGAGAATTTCAAAGAACAATGGTAATCCCAGAAATTGACTGCTATAGATATTCTAAAATAGCTTCACTTGCAATTGCAGCAGGTAGATTCTCAGGTGGTTATACCCCAGGAGTTTCAGATATACTTTCACATTTAAGAGCAGACATATCCGCAATTCAAGATGTTATAGGTAGTTCAACTCCTTTAGTTATTACTATGTCAGTTTTGAATCATGCATTACTTGAACAATCAACAGAAATGACAAGAATGTTAGCTGTTGGAACTATGAATGTTGCAAATGTAAATTTAACTTATAACGTAAACACAGTAGACGATTGTCCAATAATTGAAGTACCAAGTGGAAGACTTATGACTTCATACATATTCAATGATGGTGTTACAGTAAATCAAACTCAAGGTGGATTCTCAGCAAACGTAGGAGCTAAACATATAAACTGGATAATTTCAGCTCAACAATCACCTCTTGCGATCTCAAAAACCGACAATATGAGAATATTTGCACCAGAAGTTAACCAAGCAGCGGATTCATGGCTTTTACAGTACAGAAAATATCATGAATTATTTGTAATGGAAAATAAATTACCTACAATTTTCGTTAATACTTTAGAGGCTTAATCCTATGTTTAAATTACAAAAAATAAATGTAGTTAGAATCGTGGAAGATGAATACGCTAAAGCGAAACTTATCTCACAAGGTTTTATAGAGATAATTGAAAAAGAAGTAGTAGGAAAAGTAGTAAAAATTAAGGAAGAAAAGGGTAAGGAGTAAAATCCTTCCCTATTTTTTTAAGGGGAGGTTATAAAATGGCAGTTTTAGATGATATTAAAACATTAAAAAGTATAACATCAACAGATATAAGTCAAGATGGTATATTCAATATTTATATTAGAAAAGCAGTCACTCTAATAACGACTTATTTAAACCTAGATGTAGTTCCAATTCCACAAACAGATTGGTATACAGGAATAGTTACAACTATAGAACCAGTTGATGTAGCAACAGTTTATCAAGATGCTTGTTTAGATTATTGTATGATTCAATTAAATAAACGTGGAAACGAAGGATATAAACAATTCAGTCAAGGTTCTGCTCACAGTGGAACTTATGGTAATGAGTTACCAGATTCTACAGTAGCATTATTGCCACCACCTTACGCAAACATGATGTCTACTAGAAATACAGGAGTTTATTATGCTTAAAAATTTTAATGTAAATATTTACAGTAAAGCAGTAGGTACAAAGATTAATGGCATGTATGTTCAAGGTGCTTTAAGTTTTATAGAAAATATAAATGTTGATTTACAGTTTTATAGTACAGCATTATTAATTAAAAACTATGGTTGGGATATTGAAACTAATAAACTTATGCTTGTTGAAGGACTTGACACTAATATTTTAATAGGTTCTGTAATTGAATATACAAATCCACAAGGAATAGTTGAAAATTATGAAGTTATGAAATTAATTCCATGGACTGAGTTCGATTGTTACATGGAGGTGTTTTTACATGTCATTGCAGTTTAAAAGTTTCTTAAAAGAAGTAGAAAAGGCATTTGAAGAATCTAAAGGTGAGGTATGTCAAGCTTGGGGAGAATTAATTATTCCAGAAGCACAACTTAGAACACCTGTACTTAGTGGTGATTTAAGAAGAAGTGAAACTTTTGAAATTTTACCAGAGAATACAGGTGTTACAGTTGGAAGTCCACTACCTTATGCATGTGCAGTGGAACTTGGTAATAGCCACCATCCTAATCCTGTACCATTTTTGGAAGATGCAGTAATGGATAATATTACAGAACTTCAAGATATTATCATTGAAAAAATGTCTGCTCATATGGGAGGTAAGTAAATGTTAGATTTATATGTATTACTTAGCTCAATTTTAGAACCAATCGTTCCAACATGGGTAGGTCATTATCCTACTTTACAGCAAGATATTAATGGCTTAACTATTCCTAAAGTATATCCTTTTGCTGAAATAAAGTTTCCGAACATACTTCCAAATAATCGATATTCAGATAATAATCTATTAACCATTGATATTTGGAATAATCTCGATACAGACATAACAGAAATTGAGGGTATATGTGATGAAATACATGAAGCATTAAATTACATGCACGAAATAACTCCTACGATAGCAGTAAGTATTACTAGAGATAGACCATATAAATTAGAAATACCAGACCCAGATATAAATATTCAGAGAAGACAATTACGTTATGTCGTAAATATTTATGCTATAAATCAATAATAAAAAATAAATTAAAAGTGAGGTTATATATATGAATAACATTAATGTTGTCGGGTACAGTGCCCAAACACCACAGCACATTATGCTGAATGAAGGTGCAATATATCTTAACTACGGTACAGCGTCAGAAGTATGTTTAGGTGCTTGTAGTGGCGGAAATGAATTCGACGTAGTCGTATCAACTTACGATGTGGCTATAGGTGGAATAACAGCTAAGAAAATTAAAGGACTAGAATTTATTACAGATGTGGCAGTTTCTTTAAAAGTTAATATGCTTGAAGTTACAACTGCAAATCTAGTAACAGCAATTCAAGGTTCAACTGCAAATACACTTGCAAATCCAAATTATGATATTATAAATTTACCTATGGTAATGGGAAATGGTAATCAAAATTATCTAACTAACGTAGCTTTAGTATCTACAATAATGGGTTCAGCACTTCCTGTAGTTGTCCTATTATTTAACAGTATGAGTACAGGTGGTATAAAGTATTCTCTAGGTTCTGGAAAAGACAATATATTTCCAATAGAATTTGACAGTTTCTTAGACCCTCTAAATCCTACAAATTCATTATTTGAAATTCATAATCCTAAATTAATGAATGCTGGAACATTTAACACAACAGGAGTTCCATTCGTTGATAGTGCAAGAGTTTCAATTGCATATACAGATATATTAATGACAGCTCCTCCACTAGCAGGATTTACAGTTACAATTGCAGGAGTTACAGATATAATTACAGCATGTACTAGAAGTACAAATCAGACCAACGTGCTTTACTTAGCATTAACTACAGCACCAACTTCTGGTCAAGCAGTAACAGTTACTTATACTCAACCAGTGCCAACAGCGTCACAAATCGTATCATTAAATGGTGTAGTAGCACCTTCATTCTTAGTTACAAATGTAACAAATAACTAGTAATTAAATAATAATTAAATAAATGACTTTTGCACTCTTTCAAAGTAAAGGGTGCTTATTTTATTTTACATCAATTAATAAATAACAATAAATAATCAAAATAAAAATATTAAGGAGATTGATATATATGAGGTCATTAATAACACCAGATTTTTTCAGATTCACTAAAATAGTTAAGAAAATGGGTATTCGAGAAGAGTTAAAGAAAATAGCAAAAGATGTTGCTAATGTAGAAGCACCAAAAGGTAAAATGTCAGATGCAGAAAGATTAGTTAAATTAGAAAAAGCAAGATAAATTGCTAAAAACGAGATGCAAATAGAACTGATGATGATATTTATTGAAAATATTAGCGATGCAGAGGAAGAAATATATACATTTATTGGTGGAATAACTGAAACTAGCGTAGAAGATTTAAAAGCTGACCCTTTTAAGTGTATTCAATTAATTAAAGATGTACTTTCCGACCCTAAAATAAAAGATTTTTTTACTACAGCACTCAAGTAACCGATGAAGTTGAGTGCTTGAGTGTTTTACTACACAGATACCCAAGTATTGATTTTGTAATGGCTTTGGAATTAAGAGAAGTAATGGAACTGTA